TAAAGTGTTTAGCGCAATTATTAGTATGGATTGCGAAGCGATTATTTGGGGCGGAAACTATTTTTCTGACCTGTTGCCACCGTCAAAGGGCTGGCTTTATTGGGACAAACTGATGGGCGGGGACTTTGCCGATGGAGAACTGGCTTGGACTAGCTTAAACCGCGCCCTTCGTAAATTTACGATGTGCAATAAAACACACGGCAAACAGCACCCCACCCAAAAACCGGTTGCCCTAATGGAGTGGTGCTTAGGCTTCCTGCCTGACGCCCAAACCATCCTCGACCCATTCATGGGCAGCGGGACCACCCTCGTTGCCTGCCAAAAGCTAGGCAGGCAGGGCATTGGGATAGAATTGGACCCCGATTATTTCAAAATCGCTTGCAAGAGGGTGGAGGAAGCCACGCGGCAACCGGACTTGTTTGTAGAGCCGGTTAAGCCACCAGAGCAGACGGGCTTTGATCTGTAAATCCAAACAGGGACACGGTGAAAATGGAAAACGAAATCACACGATGCGCTGGCAAAGGCTCATTCATGAGCAAGGCAAAGGCCGAAAAAGTCGCAAAGCAGATGCGAAAAAAGACCAAGGAAAAGCTGACAGAATACAAGTGCCCGTTTTGCAGCCGCTGGCATATTGGAAACTCGACGTTTTACCGCGAGGCAGAGGAATGGGCCAGCAGTCGAAACGCCCAGAGGCCGACCGCAGAACGCAAACGCCGAGGCAAATGGGAACTTGGCCGGATCGAAAAGAACGGGGCCAAGGTAGCGCGCGATAGCTTTAGCTGCCCCATCGACCGGCTTGAATACATCAAGGACATCACAAACGATCAGGCCAGCGCCGCGCGGCAGTTCGAGGAACTGTATCGCAGCCAGTGCGAGGTGGCCGGAAGCCGCGATAGCTGCACGATCTGGGAGCCGAAAGGATTTCAATCAGACGATGGCCCGGTCGAGGCGCGCAAGCGATACCGCGAGGTCTGCCGCGAAATCGGGATGCTGCAAGAGCGGATATTGCAATGGGTGTGTGTCGAACACCAGGAGCCGCGCGGCGACAAGCAGCTTGGCCAATTGCGTGAGGCGTTGAATGAATGTGTGCGGGTGTTTAAGAAATAATGTCAGAAAAAATGTTTGACCCTGCTTAAAAAAACGTGCTATCAGGTTGGGGACTAATTGCGTCTAGTGAAAACTAGGCGCTTTTTTCGTTTCAGGGGGCGCGCATGGACACCACCACACTGGCCGTAGAGGTCAGCGCCGATGACGTGGAAGACGCGGACGCGCTCTGGTGGTGGCGCTGCTGAGCGATTGGATGGACGCCGGGCGTGATCCGACAGCCTTGGTCGTCGCAATGGCGCAAGTCGTTCAAGACATCTCGCAGGAATGCGGGGAGAGGATTCATTGATAACTGGTCGAAAGTGCCTGGAATAAGTGCGTGGATTCGCAAGGGCAAAAAGCCCTATCTAGGCAGGGACTTGTTAAAAATAAAACCGTAAGGGAACATCGAGATGAATCGTGTAACCGCAGGCGAAACCTTTTCGCTCACGTATGACGTTGGATCATCTGGTGAAGCCTATAGTGCATGGGTTAATGACCCGCTTGGGCGTAAGATGGACGCGACCGTTGCGGAGGCCGCGCCGAACGTCACTGTGACGGTTGATTATCAGCAGTGGCGCGACGGACAATCTGGATGGGGCCAGGTTGAAATCCGGCGCGAGGACACAAAAGCAATCGTGAAACGCGACAGGTTCCGCGTCATGTCTGGGCTGCGCGCCGACGACATGTTGACGGACTACGGCGTGCGCAACTGAGGAAATCATTATGGCGACTGTTTACGTTTCAATAGGCAAGGCCGGGCTTGCGTCGGCGGCGGGCGCAATGCCCGTTTTTTCCGGCGCTGTCAGCAGCGAAACCATCGCGTCGAGCGGGACCGCTGCGGCGGGCAGCTTGACGGCAAGTGGCTTCGGGTTCGTGGCGCAGGTTTATTGCGATACGGCTGTCTACGCATCAACAGACGGCACGGCGTCGGCCAGTAATGGCCTTTATGTGCCGGGCGGGCAGGTGGCATTCATTGCCGTGGCCCCCGGCAATTCCGTGAGCGTCATCGACGTGTAGGATGATCAATGCCGAAAAAGATAGATAAGTTTTGGTCAGCTGCGCTTCAACGGGCGGTCAAGCGTGAAAGCGCAGGTAAGGGTTCAGAGCAGTGGCTGGACGTTATCGCGGCCCGTGTCGTTAAGGCGGCGGCGGATGGCGATATGGTTGCAGCCAAGGAAATAGGCGACCGCCTGGACGGGAAGCCTGTTGCAAGGAACGAGGTTAGCGGGCCGGATGGGGGGGATATTCCGGTTGGCATCAATGTCGCATGGAAAGAGTAGAGGTTGAGTTTCCCAAGGCATTCAAGCCGCTCATTAAACCCACTCGATATAAGGGCGCATATGGCGGGCGAGGTTCAGGGAAGTCGCACTTCTTTGCAGGTCTGGCTGTTCTCAGAATGGCAAGTGAGCCGGATTTGCGTGTGGTCTGCGTTCGTGAGGTTCAGCGTTCTATTGCGGACTCGGTTAAAGCGTTGCTTGAGGACAAAATCGCTGCGTTCGGTCTTGAAGGGTTCTTCAAGATCACCGAAGCGGAAATCGTAGGAATAAACGGGTCAAGGTGCATCTTTCGCGGGATGCAAAACCATACTGCGGCCAGCATTAAATCGCTTGAGGGTTTTGACGTTGCCTGGGTCGAGGAAGCCCAGACGATCAGCCAAAAGTCGCTTGAGTTGCTGACACCCACAATTCGAAAGAAAAACTCGGAACTTTGGTTTTCTTGGAACCCCGACGCGGCTGACGATCCGATTGACGTGTTTTTGCGCAAGGAGACGCCAGACGGGGCGATTGTCCTAAAGGTGAATTGGGACGACAACCCGTGGTTTCCCGAAGAACTGCGGCAGGACATGGAGCGCGACAGGAAGCGCGACCCGGATAAGTGGGCGCACGTATGGAATGGTGAATATCGCGGCCTGTCAGAGGCGCGCGTGTTTAGAAACTGGCGGATTGCGGAGTTGAACCCGCCTGAAAACGTGGTGTGGTTTTACGGCGCTGACTGGGGCTTTGCCAACGACGCAACGGCGGGCCTGCGGTGCTGCGTGATCGACAGGACGACGCTCTACATCGATGCAGAGGTTTACGAGGTAGGCGTGCCAAACGAAAAGTTGCCGAGCCTGTTCAGCGGCCTCCCTGGTGCGCCTGATTGGCCAATGACGGCAGACAGCGCGCGCCCTGAGACAATCGACTACGTGAGACGCCACGGCTTTCCGAAGATGCGCCCGGCCAAGAAGGGCAAGGGCAGTGTTGAGGATGGCGTGATGTTCTTGCAAGGCATGGACATCGTGGTTCACCCGCTCTGCGCCAACACGATCAATGAGTTGCGGAATTACGCTTACAAGACCGACAGGCACACGGGCGACATTCTGCCCGTTGTGGAAGACGCAAACAATCACCTGATGGACGCACTGCGCTACGCGGTCGAAGGGCTGCACCGCAAGGGCAAGCTATTGGCCTCTGCGATGGACGCACCACGCAAGCGCGACCGCTATGAGCGGCACGAAATGGATGAGGATGAGGTTTCATGGAGAGTGGTGTAAGCGATCTTGTCCATAAATTTGAGGAGGCCGAGCAGGTCACTTATCAAGCGCGTCTGGAGGCCGAGCGCGCCCGTGATTACGTGGACGGGAAGCAGCTTACGGACGAGGAAGTTGCAGAACTGAAAACGCGCGGCCAGCCGCCGATTATTGTCAACCGCATTCGACGGAAAATTCAATGGCTGCGCGGCTTGGAAATCAAGCAGCGGACAGACCCGCGCGCCTTCCCGCGCCAACCTGGTGACGAGCAGTCCGCAGAGGCCGCAACGGATGCGCTGCGTTTTGTAGCTGACAACACGCGCTTTGACCGCAAGCGGTCACAGGTCTGGGACCATATGCTGACCGAGGGCTTTGGCGGCGTGGAAATTCTGCATAAGGTCAAGCCGTCGCAAAACCCGATGCAGCCGCCCGATGTTGAAATCGTGGTGAACTGCTATCATTGGGACCGCCTGTTTTATGATCCGTATTCGCGGCAGCATGATTTTTCAGATGCGCGCTATCTTGGTTCGGTTGTCTGGATGGACCGCGAGGAATTGCTGGAGGAATATCCCGGCAAGCGCGACCTGGTTGACCAGATGCAGCGCGACGAGCAGGCAACAGAGACGTATGACGACCGCCCGCGCCACGGCCTTTGGTATGATACCAAGCGCGACCGCGTGCGCGTTGTTTTGATGTGGTACAAGAAAAAGGGCACTTGGTACTGGTGCAAATTCATCCACAAGGACAAGCTGGACCAAGGCGAAAGCCCGTATGTGGATGAGGCAGGCGAGAGCGTCTGTCCGCTAATCATGCAGAGCCTCTATATCGGGCGTGATAACGACCGCTACGGCATCGTGCGCGATATGTTTGGCCCGCAGGATGAGGTAAACAAACGCCGATCAAAGGGCTTGCACCTGTCCACAATGCGTCAGGTTCGCATTTCCGAGGCGTCCAGTATGGACCCGCAGGAATTGTCGCGGCAGCTTGCCCGACCGGATGGCATCATTCGCGCTGAGAAAGACGAATTTGAAATCCTGCCGACGAATGATCAGGCAGCGGCGCAGTTTTCAATGATGCAGGAAGCCAAGAACGAAATTGACCTGA